TTATACTTTTTATCATTTTATTATCGCCAACACCAGTAAATAATTGTGTTAACCAACCCATAACTATTTGAGGAATACTATTAATAACTTTATAAATATCTTTTGAATTTCCAAATAAGCCAAATGTTAAAGTGCTTATTATGTCTGCTAATCCAGCTTCTATTCTTTCTATAAATGTATTAGATGCTTTTCCAGTAATACTTGATACTTTTTTAGGGTTAAATATAGTTCCTATAAAATCAAATGCAAGAAATCCTATAAAAAATTTTTTAAGAAATGATAATCCAAATTTTTTGATCAAATCAAAAGATATATTTTTTAATAATGGAATTGACCCAAAAATAGCACTGAATATCTTTTTAGGTAGACTAAAAAGACCTTTTAATCCACCCTTATTTTTATCAGAATCATTTATTTTATTATTATCTAAATTATCTTTTTTAAATTTTGTAGAATCACCTTTATTATTTTTTTCATTACTTTTATCAAATGAAACTTCTTTATCATGCTCTACTATTTTTTTAGTTAAATCAGTTGCTTGCTTAGAATTTCTATCAGATATATCTGATGATTTATTTATAGCTTTATATATATCTTTACCAATATTAGCTATAGTATTATTCAGATTTTTAAATCCTTTAACATTTATTTTTTTTATTAAAGATAAACTATTAATACTTTTTTTAGATGTATCTAATAATTTGTCATTACTCTCTTTAGATGTATTTAATATTTTATTTATATTTTTTACCGGAATAATATTTTCTTGATTTTCCATCTATTCCCCATTCTGTTGATTTTGCTTATTTACTGTAGATAATAATAAATCCCAATATATCTCTCTTTCATAGGGATACATATTATCTACTTCTGGTATTGAATATTTGCCATAGTACTTAAGCAAATGATATAGTTGATATAAATCACTTAAATCAGTATCAAGCACTATGGCAAATAAAAATTTTCTTTATCACTTAAATCTAATATAATAGGATTTTTTGATTCAAATGAATGCTTACAATCTTTTTTAATACAATATGTTTGTGCTTTAATTTTAAAATCTGTAAAACATTCAGAAAGAACTTCACCTATTTTTTTACTATCTGATATTGATAAACTATCTAAATATTCATCCCAATTTTTTCTTGTAAAGTTTTTATAAACAATATCATCTATAATTATTTCATCAATTGAATTATATAAATAAAATAAATCATCTTCATTTTCTTTTATCATTTTAAATGGTATAGGTTTAAATTTTATACTTAAATTATCATTTATTTTTTTAATACTTCTATCAAATTCTTTAAATTCAATATTATCTAAATTAACATTTAAATTAATAGGAGTGTTACAAGAAGGGCATTTAACAACAATATCTTCTATTACTTCTCCTGATGATATTTTTTTAATAAATACTATTAAATATCTTACTTCATCAAATGAAAGATTATCAATATCTCCATTTATAACACACGGTTTAACTAATGTTTTTATAAGCAAATTATATATTTCGTTTACGCCTGGCTCTTTATTTTTCTTTTCTATAATAGATTTTTCTATTAAAAAATTTTTTTCTTCTTTTGTTAACCAAGGGCGTACAATAAAATTTTTATCGCCTATTTTAAGTTCTTTTGTTATAGTTTCTGTTTTTTGTATTGGTAATATAGTATTCATTTTTTCTCCTTTTATACTATTTTAAAATTTTTAAATGCAAACGCAACTGGAAATTCTATTAATGTATTTGTAGAATCTCTAGAATATGTTATATCTCCAACATTTGTTGGCCATACTTCATTAAATAAAACTATATTTGATATATTATTATCAAATCCATAAATATATAATAATATACTTCCTATATAATCATTATAATATCCTCTTTTACCTGTTCTTAAGTCATAAATTTCATTCTGCCACTTATCAAATTTATTCCTTATTTCTCCACCTTCAGAATCATATATTGTAATGTTTAGAGTATCTATTGTTCGTACTCCACTCAATTTAATTGGTACCCCATTTGTGTTTCTATCTTTAATTTCTGATGTTGAATTAGGAAAATTAATAGACTTAATATGAAGACTTGATTCATTTTCAGTTTTAAAAATATTATCTTTATTTATTTTGGCTTTAAATCTATTTGCAAATTGTATATCATTTATTAATTGTGATACTACATTATCACCATTTATCAATCTGCCTACTACATTATCAAATCCCATAGTAATTCCTTATATAGAATTAATGCCATCAACATTAAAAGTAACATCAAAAGTAACAAGACCATCACCATCATCAGATAGTGTAATATCACCAACTGATTTTGGGTAAACACCTTTAATAATATCATTGAATATTGGCATATTATCTAAATTTAATTGAGATAGTGTACCAATTGTTTTGTACTCACTTGGTTTAGCTCTTTTTATTGTTGATTCATTATGTATCATATCAAACCAATATTTTATTTGTCTATAATCTATATAGTTCCATGTTCTTATTGTACAAGACCAATCATTATATTCTAAATCTCCTGCAATAGAATATGATATACCAAAATCAATAATTTTACTTTCGCCGACAGTTCTTCCAGGCATAGATGATGATGTAACAGAAATAGGATCTATTGGCAAATCTATATAGTCATTTTTAGCAAGAATTAAACTAAAAAATCTATTATTTTTTTGAAATCCATTTAATCTGCTTTTTATATCAAAAATACCCAATTGTTTACCTATTTAGTTATTTCTATAGAATCAAGAGACAATGTAACATCAAATGTAACTATACCATCACCTTCATTATCAAAACTAATATCAGCCAAAGAATTTGGCCAAACACCTAATAATTCTGCAGTAGCAATTACATTATTATCTGTTCCTAATTGTGATACTGTTACACCATCAATTTTATAATCAGATGGTAATCCTCTAATATTACCTTTGAACTTAGCTACTAAATCCATCCATTCAAAAAATATTTTATAAGTAGAATAATCTTCTCCATATACAGTAATTGTCCAATCATTGTATACTGGATCACTACCTACTTTAATAGTAGCACCTTTTGATTTTAATTCAGTAGCATTAACAGTTCTTCCTGGTAATCCAGCTGCTTTAATATATACTTCATCTAATATACCTAAAGGTGTTGGTAATGTTACTTTAAATCTATTTAATCTTGATTTGCCCTGTATTTTACTTTTCATTTCTGACAATGTTGCCATATTAATTCCTTATTAAAGTTATATTTTTAATATTGATAAGAAGCATTTAAATTTCATATCAATCTTTACATTTTTATTTAAACTTTTATTTTATCAATTTCTATAAGTTAGTCATCTTCTGTTTTATATAATCCTAATTTTTTTTCTTCAGCTATTTCTTTATTCATCATTTCAATATCTTCATCAGTCATATCTAAAATATTATTAAGAACATACTTATTGCTATAATATACTCCTATGTAATCTTTAATATCTTGGAGTATTTCAATTTTTTTAGATATGTTTGAAAGTTTTTTACCTTCTAAATATGAATTATCCAATGGCCATTGTATTTCAATATCATCTCTTATATTTTTAAAATCAGCATCTGACATTATACCCTTAGATACTAATTGTCTTCTAAGTAACTCAATAAAAACATAATTAAATTTATATCTTAATGTTACAATATATTTTAAAAATCTAGCTTCATCTCTTTGTACTTCAGTAGCAGTAAAATCCACTTGAGTTTGTTCATCAAATCTAGATTTGGGTACTTTAAGAGCAGTATATAATTTATCTTTAAAAATATCTAAATCACCAGTTTCACCTAAATTTTGTCCTGATGGTAATGTATCTATTTCTATATCTTTAGTTGAATTTTTAGTAGGTAACCAATAATCTTCTGTTAAACTCATTAAATGTGAATCATTAGTCACACTTCCATCACTTGTATTATATTGTTTTTTATGAGTAAATTTATTAATTAATTGGGTCATATAATTAGCTGCTTTTTGATTGCTCATTTTACCAATATTTACTTTAAAAATTCTTTTTTCAGATCCTCTAGAAAGTCTATAAAGTACTAATAAATCTTCAATCATAGTTACTTGATTAAATGCTTTAATTGCTGAATGTAAAAATCCAACATTTCTATTATAGTAATCTTTCATACCACTATCAAGTACAATTAACTGCTCTGTATTATAATGAACATTTGCATCTGTATCTATATAGAAATTATTAGTATCAATATTATTAAATTTATATATTAATTTACCATCTTCATCTTTTTTAACAGTAAGTTCATTTGTTTTTAATATTGCAATTTTTTGAATACCTTTTTTATAGTTATCTTTTTTATAAATAACTTCTACCATTAAAATACCATTAATATACCATTTTCTTAATATTTCATTATTATTTTTTTTAAAATCAAGTAAAGAAAAAATTTCATTAAATGAATCATTAATTTTATTTTTGATATTCGCTGATAAGTCTATATTATTTAGATTAATTTTAATAGATTCATTAAAAACAGGATTATACATTTCATTTACTATTTCAGTAATTGCTTGATCTCCATAAGGAGAAGCTGCTATTCTATGGTATTCTCTCATATAATCTATATAATTTAGTTTCTTTTCAGTATATTCTGTTCCACCATTTCTAGTATTTTTTAATATAATAGATAAATCACCTTCTGGCTCTCCAGAAATCATGTCTATATTATTTGGATCTTCTATTGATAAATCTTCTACTGAAGTTGTATCAAGAAATGGATTCATTTTTTCAAATAATTGTTTGAACAATCCCATATAATGTCCTTACGTATTTTATTTTATTTAAACATTTTTTAAACCTAATTCTTTTTCTGTAATTATAGTAAAAATCATATTTTTTTCTTTACAAAATTCTTTAGCCGCTTTCCATTTAGCAGAGTTTTTCATAGCAGTCATTGTTCGCTTCTTAAATGTATATTCTTTCATATTACTTCTTTTAACAACACCTTCCATAGCATCTTTAACTTCTTGATATGGTTTTATTTCTATTAAATGTAATTTTATATTATTTTGTTTATCTTTTACTTTTATAATAAAATCAGGATAATATCTATGTTTTTTGTTATCAATGCTATAATAATATTCTATTGGAAATGGTTCTGAAGAAACTGATATTATAGATGAAGTATTATCACAATATTTACAAAAATGATATTCCCAGGAGCTACGATAAACTATTTTAGTATTAAGATTTTTTGAGTTGGATGGAAGTGAATTTTTAGAAAGTATCCATTTTTCAGGATGTGCAGGAGAATAAATCCCCTGCTTATAATATTTTTTATATTTTTTAGCCATTAATTGATTGTAAGAAGTGTTACATCTTTTTCTTTTTTAATTAATTCAACTAAAAGAAATCCATTCTTATATTCAATATCTTTAACTTCTAAATCAGGTGCAATTTTAAATTTTCTTTTAAAATTTTTGATTGGGAATTTTTTATAAAAGTATTTTTTCTTCTTTTCTTCCGTATTTTGTTTTTCGCTTAATGTACCTTCTATAATTAGAAGACCATCTTCTATATATACATCAAGATCTTTTTTACTAAATCCAGTACAAGCTAATTCTATATAGCTTTTTTCACCTTTAGTATATATATTGTATACAGGATATCCTGCAGCACCACTAACCATATCTTCGAAAAATATATCGAAATTGCCAAATGTATCTCTAAAATTTAAATCATTCATTTTCTTTTCCTTTCTTAGTAAAAAGTTTTTAAGAAAGCTTTAATCCTAAAAGTAATTATTGCTTTCCACCGCCAATTTCTGTAATCCATTTCTATTTAAATTCGTTTCAATTTTTTCTCTACCTCCTTTATTTTCCAATCGGAATAAGATATACAATAATTTTCAATATATTTTTTAAAATTGTTCTTTCCTACAATATTATATAGTTCATTTATGTCTTTTACATTAGAAAATATTTCATCCCAATATAGATATTTTGCATAAGGAAAAATTTTAGAATATTTTTCAACAGATATTTTTCCAGATGTATCATTATCAAAACAAAAAATAATTTTATCTCTAAAATTATATAAAGTTTTAGAAATTTTTGAATTAATTTCTTTTCCAATTAAAGCTACACTTTGTACTGGGTTATCATTAATAGTATCTAAATTATAAAATACAGCAGCATCAAAAACAGATTCTGTTAGATATACTGGATATAAAGATGTAATATTATACCAATTCCATATTTTTATATTTTCTTCAGGTAAACTAACATAAAATATTTTCTTTTCTATATTTCTTTTTTGATATCCATATATTTTTTTATTTTTATAGAATGGTATTATTATATCTTTATTCAAATAATACCAATCTTTATATATAATATTAGGTGTATTTCTTATATTAATATATTCTAAACATTTAGGGCATTCGGTTATAGGCTTACATCCTGGTTCTAAAGCAGCATCTTTAATAACATATCTATCTGATTGCTCTTTTTTAAAATCTATACTAAATTCATCGGGTTTATTTGTAGTAAATGTATCTATTATTTTATCTTGTTTTTCAGCTCTATATGTATAATATAAATTAGAATAATATTCTTTAATAATATAGTCAAATGAATGAGATGATGAACAATTAAAGCAATAATATAAATAAGTATTTCTATTTTTATACCACTTAAACCAACCTCTTTTTTTAAATTTACTTTTTTTAGAATCTCCACAAATAATACATCTAAAATTATAATTATCACCTTTTTTATCTAATAATGGTAAATTCATCATTTTAATGTATTTTTCTTGAAGATATTTCATTTTTTTACCTAATTAACTACTTAATCAATTTGAAGTGTTTATCATAAATATGTAAACTACCTACTTGATGTATTAATTCTCCAATTTTTAGTTCAGGGTATGTTTCTTTAAGCTCATTATATGCTTTTTTATGAATTTCTCTTGCCCAATATAAATCATTTTTAGCTCCATATATAACGTCACAAGATCTTTGATTTAAAATATAATATAATTTATCACTTCTAATTAATAGCTGCGCAGAATTAGTGCAAACAAAATCACTCCTCCCATTTTTATTATATTCCCATTGCATAGATGGTCTTGTATAAATCATTATACTTCTTCTAGAATCTTTATTTCTTTTTAATTCTCTTATAGCATGTTTATATTGTTCACCATTTTCTTTTGAATAAATACACCATCCATAATTAGAATTAATATAACCATTTTTGTCTGACACTTGCTGCCAAACTTGAGGTACTTTACCTGGAATATCAAAAACATTTAATGATTGAGAGTTATACCATTGTACTTCTTTCATAGCATAATCTAAATTTAAATTACCGAAAATAATTTCTTCATCAGCTATATATGAAATACCTACTAATTCTACTAATTTAACTCCTGTTTTGTCTATTACAAATTCTTTATTTTTATATTTATTTTTAAATATTTCTCTTATATTAACTATTTTTGGTAAATATTTTATATTCATTTTTATCTCCTTTTTAAAAAATTAAAAATAATTTCAGCAACTTTATTTATATTATTATCTGCTATATTAATAAGTATTTTATTTTTTATAATAGATTTATTATAAAAAGTTATAAATTTAGATATTTCTTTTTGTTTCATATCACTATCAATTGAAAATGATAATCCATCATCTCTATTTATTAAATTATCTGGTTTATCAATAAATACTATAAGAAATAAATCATCTATTAAATCAAGATTATATTCTTTTTCTAAACTATATACATAATCACCAGAATATTTTCTATATAATTCTCCGTATACTGTTTCACCTCCATGTAAACGATCTATAATTATGTCTGTATCTGTATTAAGTATTTTAAATGCATTTGAATATTCTTTTTTAGCTATATTTTTGTATTCTTTATCTGTAAATCCTTTAATAAAAGATGAGTGTGTGCATATAAATCCTTTATCTTTATAATGCTTTCTTATATTATTTATTTGAGTAGATTTGCCTGTATTATCAGGTCCTTCAAATATTATTTTCATTGTTTTCCTTTTTAAAAATACATTTATTTGGTGGAAATGCAGGGAATTGCACCCTGGTCCGAAATATCTTTCAATAAATTCACTTCAGAGCTATTTTGGAGCTATTTAGTTAATTTACAAGTACTGTTAAACAAAAAGTATAGTTTTTTTGTGATATGGATAAACTAATTAACCACACCTGCTAAGCTGCTAGAGCTGCAGGGATATAATTTGAGTTAGCGTTTATTTTTTAAAAGGGTGCTCAAATTTATTTACTAAATATCCCGTCGATACTAATTCATTCCCATATTTTATAATTTAATATAATGTAACATAATGTCACTACAAGGAGAGGAATTTCACCTCTAATATTTTATTTCAGCGCCTCGCCAGATTTTTCACTTACATCTTTTTCTTCTGGTACTTCTTCAAAGGTATTTAACATTGCTTTTAGTTTTGATAGTAAACTATTTTTAGCAATATCACTTATTTCTATTTTCAATTTATAATCTTTTATTTGTGCATCAATTATTTGAGATGCCTGAATAAGATTTTTTGCATCAGTACTTAAACTGTCTGAATAGTAATGTTTACCATCTATTGTGATAATTTGTCTTTCTACTTTTTGCTCTTCTATTTTTTGCTCTTCCACTATTTCTCCTTTATTTTGTATTTTATATGGATGGGATGTCAGGTTACGATCCTGAAATATGAGAGTCAAAGTCTCATGTGTTACCAACTACACTACATCCCATTAAAAAATGGTGAGAAGTATTTTTAAAATTTTTCAAAAGGAACTTCTTTTACCATTTTTATTAAAAGATGAAGAGTAAATCTCCAATATATTTAAAGGAACTCTTTTTATCTTTTAATATTATAATTATATCATAACTTACATTAAACCAAGTTTAAATTAGTGATTTTTCTCAATTTCTTGAAATTCTTTTTCTGTATTAAAATATAAAGATTTAGTATTTATTATTTTATAATTAAAACTGTTATATTTTACAAGATCCATAAATTCATTACAGTTATCAAAAACTAAGTTATTTAAAAAAAATATAGAGTTATCTTGATAGCCTTTATTTTTTCTTTTAGTATATCCTATAATTTTATCTTTTATTTTTAATGATATATAAGGATTATCTCGTTCATGTATTAACATAAAATTTTTATTAAAATTATTTTTAATTTCAATTAATTCTTCTTCTTGAAATAATACATCACTCCATGCTATATAATAATTATTTTTTACAATATTTTGCAATTTTTTAATATCTTGTATTATACCATTACCAAAATCACCTATTATAAAATCTGAATTTAATTTTCCTATATAGTTATATAATTCTTTAGTAGTAACTATTATTGGATTAAAATATTTTTTTATTAAAACTTCATTTAAGGGGAATGTTTTTAATATTTTAGGCGAGCCAAATCTAGATGATTCACCAGCTGCCATTATATATAAATTATCCATTTTTAATCCTTTTTAGTAAATACTTAAGAATTGTATATGTATCATAAGGTGATTTTACTTCAATAAATTTCATATTTTCTGCACATGAAGCATCATTTCCATTTTTTTCATCACCTATATAAATACTAGAATTTGTATCTTCAAACTTACTTAAATTATTAAATTTATTATCTGCACCTATATTCATAATATCTATAGTAGATTTTCCTGCTTTAATAACTAACAAATTTAAATCACTTAGACAATCTTTTAAGTATTCATAAAGAAGTTCTTTATATTCATTATCTAAAAATCTTAAAGATATTATTGTATTATTTCTATTTTCATATTTATAAAAAGGAAATTTCACTTTTCTAAGAATATCAGTTATTTTATTGATATTTTTAAATGATAATTTATTTAAGCTTTCTATACTTGAATAATAATATTTAGTACAACCATAATTACATAAATAAACATTCATTTTAGCTTGAATTTCTTTTTTAGATTTACCCGTTACTAATACAGTTTTTATTGTATCTGAATTAGTTATATCTGATATTAGATTAAGAACTTTATAAGATATTTTATCTAATTTAATATCTCTTGACATTATAGTATCATCATAATCTATAAAAAGTTTTTTAGGATTCATATTAAAATATTCATTTAAAATATCAAATCCTATTATATTATTATGTTTACAATCACCATAATCATTTACAACACTTTTATTATCAAGAGTTTCTTTAAAAAATACTTTATTATGATAATCTTTTACTTCTCTTTTTATAATATTATATTGTTCCTTTAAAGAATATCCAGTCATATCATTATCAGTATCTAAATTCATTACTATATAAAATAATTTAGTTCTTACTATATCTAAGAAACCTTCTGTTTTATAAGTAGGTATTAAAGATGAAAATTGTGTACCTGCTGAAGAAACTATTAAATCAGAAGTTTTTAAAAGATTTTCAGCTTTTTTTGAAAGTTTAGGTACTTTTTCATTACCATTTTTATCTATAAGAAATACATCATTAATTCTATCATTTTTATTATTATATTCTACTATTTCAGCTTCATCATATATTTTAAAATTATTTTCTGTTATAGCAGAAAGAAATAAAGATTCATCTGAATTAATAATTATATTTTTAGGTAAATTAAGATATGTCGCTATAATATCAGCTGCTGTTTGTAACGAGTTATTATTCATATTAGCTATACTAGCATAAATTATATTAGCTAATGAAAAATCTACATATCTTATTTTGTTAGCTAATTCATAGTTGAAATAATTTTCTATTACAGTTTTAAAATATTTAGGAAGCTTTTCTATTACATTAAATATTTCTTTTTTAGGATTTGAATAAAAAGTATATCTTTTTGATAGTACCTCATAGAGCATTTCAGATAGCTCTGTTTTAATTTCATCTTTGTATAATATGTAATCTAATAATTGTTGCTTACGTACATCAGAAGGACCCAGAACATCACCGTTAAATACTTTTCTTACTAAGCCGGTACTTAATCCATTATCATAAGCATTTACTAAAGTATATAAATTTTCTATAGGAATAAAATCACTTAATGATTTTTTAAGACTTATTGAACCAGTTCCACCTGATATTACAGTTAATTTCATAATTCACCTTCTAATAATAGTTTAAGTTCATTAGAATATTCTTGAGGATTTAATTTACAATCACTATACTGAAGATCACATAATTTTTTATGATTTTCTGGTGTTAAATATTCTAATCTTTTTGATAATTCATTTTTATTTTTAACATAAAGAAATTTTCTTAATTTTTCATTTTTAAAAGCTATTTTTTTAGGATCTAATTCAATATCAATAAAAGATACAGTATTAGATAATACAGCTTCATATATTCTTTGATTAAGATTATTACCTTGATACTTTTTATCACCTATATTAATAGTAGCTTTAAATTCTTCCATTTTATCTAAGTATTTAGAATATTCAACAGCTTTTTCAAATATAGGTATTTTATCAGTATTATTACTTTTATATTTTTTAAATTTATCTAAAGTAATTGGACCAAATATATAGCTATCAGTTACTCCGAATAAAAAATCAATAATTTTTTGCTCTCTTTTTCCACCTCTTAAAGTACCACCATATCCTAAAGTTTTTTTGGGATATTTATACTCTAATCTTTTATTTAATAAAGGAAATTTATAAAATGGAAAATGCTTATATTCAACCTTGAACCATTTTTCTATCTGTTTTTTAAATGGTTCTATATTATACGGTTGATGAATATAAATTATTTTTTTATCTATAAAAATATCTTTTTTGTTATATTTATTTCCCCATGGTTTTCTTTCTATAGATGACCATATTTGTTTAAGATATAATTCTGGGTCACAATAAAAATAAAAAACTTTACCTCTAAAATTATTTATTAGAATATAATTTTTTATTTGAGCTTCATCTTCACTTCCACCAAAAAAATTAACATTTCCATTTATAACTACTAATTTATCAAATTCATCTAAATTTTCTGTTTCTAAAATTTGATGGCCTGTAGCATAAGATATATCTTTATCTTTTTTTAATATTTTTGTAAAATAATGAACTTCATAATTATAAGATAATATTTTCATTATTGAAAGTGCTTCACCAGATCCACCTGATGTGCCTTTATTAACTATTCTTGTGCCTAATTTTATAACTGCTATTTTCATTAATTACCTTTTTAAAATAGTTTCTGAATATATTTGTTTAATTCTAAAAAATTAAATATACTATATAAAGTTAAACTAAGAAGAAAAATACTAAGAAAAAAAATAATTGTTATCATTATGTATCCTTTTTGTTTTAATAATATATTATATCATAACTTACATTAAATGAAGATTAATTTAGTTTTTTACAGTGTATCTTTATTTTTTACTTCAAATCTATCACTATCTTTTATATAATCTAAAATATTCTGTATAATTAGATAATGATTTTGTTCTTTATCTATTTCATTTATAATGAATTTTCTTAAATCTTGATAAAAATATTCTTTAAATTTTTCTGTTATATGGTTAGAAATTATATTTTTGTAGTCAGTAGCATATATTTCTGAAGAAATTTTCATAGATACTTTAAGAGGTATTGTTCCTATAACTTCAATATTTTCTATTTCTCTGTTATATTTTTTTGTTAGTTCTATTGGTATTTTCATAGTAACTCCTTTTTTTAATAATATTATTATATCATAACTTACATTAAATGAAGATTAAGTTTTATCTTTAAATCTTCTAATATCACTGATAAATCTTAAAAATATATCTTCTAATTGTTTGTATACTTGAAATTTAACTTCTTTAGGTTTGTTTTTTAAATCATTTTTAAGTGTTTCATAATAAAAATTCATTTTCCTATCATTTACATTCATAATTTATCCTAATTATCTAAAAGAACTATTGCTGCAGCTGAAATCATATAGCTTAAAAATATACCAATTAATCCAAACAATAAAAGCCATAATCCAGTACCAATTGCTGATATAGTAAATATTCCTCCAAAATATGGCATATTTAGTAAATATACTGAATGTAAAATACCTGTATATGTTAAAAATTTTAAAAGTAAAAGTAAAACTATAAAATAATTCCATATACTTATTAAGAGACCTGAAATTAACATTCCAGTGTATCCAAATATCATTATCGCTATTAGAAAAGTATTTCTAAAAATTTTCATTTGTTACCCTTTTTATTTTAATAATATATTATATCATAACTTACATTAAACAGAGATTAATTTTTCATATATCTCTTATTGTAATGTGTTCATCTAAGTGAGTAATATACATATCAAGATAGAAATTCTTTTTTAAATCATCCTCGTAGGTAAATACAGGGTTAATATTTGGAATTGAAAGTGGTAAATCTCTTGTAGCCTTGTAAAAGTCATCTGTATATATTTCTAACTCTAGAGCTTTCTGTACCATCTTATCACAAAAAGATACCAAGTTATCTTCTAAAAGACTTCTCGTTGTAAACAATAAGTCTGATTTATACATGTCTTCCATATACTTAGCTAATTTATCTAGTTTCATCTCTTTCCTTTTTTTAGTTTAAAAAAATAATATTTTATTACTGAATATTTTATGTATCGCAATTCTTTATATGAAAACTTGATACTCAAATCATGTATTATTTTTTTATAGTTATATTGTGAACCATACCATGAATTATCTTTTAAAGCTCTTAACATAATTTTTCTAATATTTTTATCTTCTAAATTTACATCTATCCCTAGAAGTAAAATATTTAAAATATTATAAATATTGATAAAATTAGTGAATTTATATTGAAAATTATCTATTTTTTTTATAATATCTAAGATTTTTACATCTCGTTCAGGGTATTCTAAATAGTTCATTATTTTTTTAACAACATTATCTATTTTGTTAAAATTGATATCGTCTAACTTATTTAATTTGAATATCATAAAAGGGTTAACATTAGGTAAATGCTCATAATATTTCTTATATATATCTATATTTGCAACATCATATGTTGATTTTAAATCATTGATTGTATATTTTGAATTTAAAAAATAATCAAATAGAATTGGATAATTTTGTATAAGTCTTAATCCTATGATATCCCATTTTAAATGATTATCATAATATGTTAAAATATCTTTATCAATTTTTATATTTTGTGAAAGTGATATCCAATCTATTTTATCTATTATTGGATCAATTTGCATCTTTATTTTTTCTAATGGCTTTATACATTTATCAATATAATCTGTTTTTAAAGAATAATTGCATGTATTGTCAGAATTGTAAGTAGTTATCATTTTATATCCTTTTTGTTTTAATAATATATTATATCATAACTTATATTAAATGGAGATTAAATTTACTTTTCATTTAAAAATTCTTTTTCTCCAAGTGCAACAATATATTCTTTTTTAACATTTTCTAAACGAGTTACTCTTATAGATATATCCATAAAACTACAATTTGAATGATCTTTACCACCCTTTGAAACATCTACTAATTCTTGTTTAGCTATTTTGTACTTTTCTTTTAACTCATTGATTCTATCAGTCACTTAAAATCCCTTTCTGTAAAAATATTCATGTACAAATAAAACTATAATCCAAACAAAAATAACTAAAAAATAGTTAAATGTAAATCCAAATATATTTGGACCAAATGACCAAAATATCAAATAAATAAATCCAAATACAATTATGAATGATAAAACAATAACAAGTATACCCATAAAAATACCTAAAATATACTTCATCTTTACTTCATTCTTTCTTCTAATGCTTCCCAATAACCTTCTGTTTTAGTATAGTTATCATAAGCTTCAACCTCATCAGGAAAACCTAAAGATAATTTGTATTTATTTCCTATATCAGCTTTTCCTATAGTTAAAAATAAATTTGTTATAAATGAACCAGCTCGACGGTATTGCCAGAACCATAATTCACGTTCAGCATTGTTTAATGGAGCTCCATTTTTAATTTCTTCTGTTCTTGCCACGATGTATCCTTTTTTATTTTAATAATATATTATATCATAACTTATATTAAATAGAGATTAAATTTCAAAACTTTTTACTTCAAAGTTTTTGTTTTCACTTGGGTAACCAAGAGGGTTTCTTATAATATTAGTATCATATATATCAAATTTTTTAGCATCATGCATATGACCATGTACCCAAAATTTTGGTTTGTACTCTTCTATCATTTCAAGTCCATCGAAGCAGTAGAATGCACTACTTAAATTATTTCTAAATTTATCTGAGAATGCTATACCTTCTGAAACAGGACAAACATGTGTTATCATAATATCTGGTCTTTGTTGTATTACTTTTTTAATCTTTGGATATTCTATTTTCCAAATATCATAAAGTGATTTAATACCAGGAATTCTATAAGCATCATTCATTGATAGTTTCCAAAATTCTTCTATATTAATACTATACATCCCAGATATCTTATAGTACCAAGAGCCATCATACCAGCTAGTACAACCACCTATTTTTATATTATTAATTGTTAGTATATTACCATCTAAGAAATGTACATTATCTAAAGGTTCTAGTATCTCTTTTATGTAGTTAAATTTACTATATAAATCGGGGTATTTATATCTCATATTCCCTGAAACATTATAGAACTCATGATTACCAATAACTAAAAAAATAGTATATCTTTTTGATAAATATTTACATGTTTCTAATATTTGTGATGGATAGTGTGAAATATCACCAGCTAGTATAAGATTACCTGACTCTGTAAAATACTTATCAAGGAATTTATAAAGTTTTTTAGGAGATTTATCTGGATTACAATAAAAGTCCAAATGGAGATCTGATGTATAAAAAAATTTCATTTTATTTCC